GGTGTTGACCATCGTGCGTTGAAAATCGTACAGTTCAAATGGAATGATACCAAGGTCAACGCTGACTACCTTGATGTAATTTTCAATAAAATACTCAGGAGACTCCGAACACTTTAGATACTCATCAAGTTCATGTTTTGTGAAGTTGTGCTTGGTTCCGGCTGGTTTGAGATTCGGATTACCAAGGTATGCGGTTGCGTCTTCACTCATCGCGTTTGGCGTCCTTTATCTTTTGACTAACAAGCCCCTGACCACGCAGAAACTTTTGAAGTTCGGCAGTTGATCCCATGAAGATGGCATTCTGCGTGACCTTCTTGGCAGACTCTTCGTTCTTGATCTTCTTCATGTCTTTCTGAAGCTCGATCAAGTCTTTGTTTGTCTCTGCTAGTTGACGCATGATCTGACCAACAACTTCATAGGCACGAGGATGATCGGAACTTTCGGCAAGTTCGACAATACCTTGTAGTGCGACAGCACCAGTCTCTATAATGTCTTGTAGGTTTTTGCGAACGTATTCGTAGTCTTCGTCTTGATGTTCGTGGCGCACATCAAGAGATTTCTCCTCTGGAGGGAGGACTTCCATGTTTTCATCTTCATTTTCCATAACAACTCACTATTCCTTGACGGCTATCTTTATGTAGTCAATATCTGTTCTAATAATCATTGGTGTTAAATCACTAGGAGCAGCAGCATTCAACAATTCAAATCTCAAAGCAGTAATAATTCGATTATTCCAATCATCCTGACCCGAAAGGTCAAAAGTTACAGTCTTATAGTCTTGAGAGAGTGTGTCGTAATTAGATGACACATAACCAGAAGCAGAAGACACCAAATATCTACCGCTCAATGCGTCTTCTGTCCAATTTTGCTCTGCGCTATCTGTAGTCAGCCAACGAAGAACCCCGCGATAGTTGAATGTCGCACCAGTTCCATATGACTGTTCTGTTTTGAATCTAATACTGATCTCTTGAAAATTCTTTCCGTAGAATTGGTCAAAGACATAATCTGGATTTGTGTTCGCATATATTTGAAGATATACTTCCTCTTGATATGAACTGGGAACAATGTCTTTCGAGATAGTATGTCTTAATTGACCATCAAGCGCCTCTAATGAAACACTCCCATTTTCAGCAAACTCTTCCGACTCATAAGTATGCCATCCATCATATGCTGTGGTTCCAGCACCCGGACCAAATCCAACGGTAGATGTGTGTAACCCACCTCTGAAACCCCAATACTTATAGACGTTCTTGTCTTGACCGGCATTAAATATCTTGCTGGAGATACCATAATCACTATTTGCCGAAATGAGATTGGGTTGTACGCTCAAGTAACTGGTGTTAGTTGCCAAACCATTCGCAAACTGACCCGGTGTGATATAGATTTGCTCATTGGTGTTTGCTGCCGCAGCGACGTTGACCGTTGGATAGAGGTTGACCATGATCTTGTTGATAAGCCCACCATTGTCAACTGGACCAAACAAGTGTGTCTTCATGGTGAAATCAAGCGTCCAAATAATAACTCTGCGTTCATCAAATCCAGACTCATAGCTATCTTCTGAATTGATCGCATTCAACACAACAGGAAGATCCATGTTGATTCCAAGATCAGTCACACTCTTCAGACTAACAGTGAACTCTGGTGTAAAGAATGGTAGAATCTGTTCAATGATATGTGTTCCATCTTCAATATTTTCAACATAACAGTTGAGTTGAAAGTTTATGTCATAAGGAACCGGCGAATATACGGAGGCAATCTGAGTGTTGGATGTGTTGTCTTTTCTTCCATAGTATCTCTGCATCGTGTTGAGTTTTCTTTCGGCAGCATAGTTCAACGAAACCATTTCAAACGACATTCTTGGAAGAGAAAGCGCAACAGGTTTGTCGAGGGACAAATCCTCATTGATGCGTTCAATATACCTCTGTCTTGGAGCATAGGTAAGAGGAATCGCAATCGTGTTGGTTCCTTCACCGCTCGCAGCCGGACGATTGATTTTGATATTATTGAATAACGTACCAAACGCGATAACGAAGTTTCGGATCAGACCATGTGAAAAGGTTTCGGCAAGCATGATTTAGAAACTCCCAAATGGATTGTTCTCATCGAAATCCAGTATTTGTCTGCCTTCAGTTTCAATGGCATAGTTTTCTTCTTTGGTGCTGGCTTCTGCCAAAGCATTGGATGTAAAGGCTTGACCTCTTGGTCCAGTCGTTCCTGCGATCTGGTCAATCTCATCAATGCCGGTGTTGATGACTTGCTGATTGTAGGCAAAGAGTTCACATCGAAGATCATAAACAGGAAGTGTTCCTGCCTGATAGAAAATGCTTTCATGCTCAACAAACTCGATTTCAAATATCTTTTTATTGAGAGGGAAGTAAATCAGATCACCTTCGCGTGGTCGAACGTAACCTGAGTCGAGTTGTTCAAATCGTCGAATGGATGTTGTAAGTGTTATTTGGTCACGAATGTCAAGACCAAACTTGGAAAGGAACTCACCCTGACCCTCAAAGCCTTCCACGTTTTTGATATACATTTCAAGTAGATACGCCGACTCATAGCTTTCCAGCACATCCTCGCCATAGATTTGATCGGCACTTGATGATGACTTTCGTGGCATCCAGTATACATCAATACCATAGAACTTGATGCTCTCTATGATAAGATCGTGAACAAGGTTTTGCTCTGGTGAACTTGAGTGTTGGTTGATGTAATGATTAGTGGGCATAACTTACCCCACCAGAAAATCTACAGGAAGCTCGTAGGAGAGAGACATTTGCTCTTTGAGACGTTCGATCTCGGTGCGAGCATCTTCAAGGATCGCTCTACCATTTAGTGTGACACCACCGGGAAGCTGAACACCCTCGAACTTGCTAAGGTTCATTCCCCATTGCTCTTTGACTAATGCCGTCGCATAATCCTTCAGAAATGGATCGCCCCAAAGTTCTGTTGTGTCGCCAACCTTCTGATAGGTTTCAAGAACGATATAGTCACCCGCTGCCACGTCCACACTCCAATCCCAATCAATGTAGACTTTGTTAGTGATGCGATTGAAACGAAGATTGCTCATGCCACTAATCAAATCTTGAACCATGTTGAGATGTGACAGTCTCATCCAATAGTTCTGCATCTCTCGAACACCACGAGTGCTGTATGTGGCAATGTCGTTGAATGCCATCTGGTATCGAACAGAGAACATGTTGGTCGTCTGCCCAGATGATGCGAGCATTCGACTGATTCCAATAATGGAGTTGCCTAAATCTGCTCCAAGATCCAAATACTTTTCAGAAATGTCGGTAGCAGTTACCTCATGCGAAACAAACAGTTTCTCTGTGCCATCGAAGTGATACTCTTGCCAGAAGCGAAGCGCATCATCAATGCGATCCTCCATCTGATCTTCGTCGATGTTGATCTCAATGACCGGATGACCGAGCTTGCGTTTGATGTAATCTTTGAATGTCTCTCGTGTTGTTGGAACTGCCATTTATCGTGATACTCCCGGTGTTGCCGTAATCATTCCTTCGAGTATTCGCTTTCGTTCCCCACCAGCGTTTCTAATCATAATATCATACACATAGTTTCCCGGTGTAAGCAATATAGTATTCGCATAATTTAAGTATAGATTGACAATCCCATTTGTGGTTTCCCTAATGGCTACATTGATCGTCGCAGAAATCGTGTCTGTATAATAACTTCGCTTGACATGACCATTTGCAGAATAATAACCTGTTAAGTCAAGTGGTGTCGTAGCAGATCCATTGGCATAGGCATACACATTTGCGCTAAAGTCTGATCCAATGTCTACCACAAAGTTTTGGGTTCTACTTGCCATCTATTACCCCTGATTTGAAATGTAACTCTATAGTATTTATACGATTTCGATGTTGTTATTCGCTACGAGTTTCTTTATTTCATCCTCAAGTTTAGGCAGTTTCTCTCTCCACTCTCGATCAATAGGAATGTTATCCTTTACATTCTTCACATGTTGAAACCATGTATCCTCTCGCTTTTGATCGACTTTGATAACACCACGTTTCATGTCATGCCATAAAAGATCCAGTTGATAGTCAATGGGCATGTATGCCATGTGACGATGCTCAAGTTTATTTGCTATTTCAAAATATTCTTGATTGAGTCTGATATATTCTTGCTTGACTCGTTCAGTCTCCTTTTTCTGTTCCTCAAGCTGCCTTTCAAGCTCTTCTTTTTCTCTTTGGATTTGCTCTTTATCCTCTTGAGTCAATGATATATTTACATTATCTTTTTGAAACTTCATTTCACTCTTCCTCTACAAACTGAACAGAAATAACAGAGTCGTGATAACC